CTCAGTGAGCTCATCAGCGTATTGCCTTGCAGCATTAGCCACATACTCACATGGGTTTTTAATCAGCTCATCCCGGTAGTGTCCTGATGCAGCTAGTAGGCTTTGAAATGCAGCTAATACTGCTGCCTCAAAAAATTCTTCTCTTGTTTTCATTATTTATTGTTTAATTGGGTTAGTACTTCGTTGTAAAATTCAGTGGCTAGGATTAATCTCTCAGCCATTTGTATCTCAATCTCTTTATCTCTTTCAAAGGTGATGGATGTGATACGCTTTTCAGGTGCAATGTGCTCCACATAGTGCAGTGCTCCATTCTCATACTCCCACAATAGTTCAGGTGCAGTAGTTACCATGACATAGCACAGCTCAAATGATGGCATGTCATACAGCCACATGTAGGCTCTTCCCTGCCATTCATAGTCGGATAAGTCCTTGAGCTCGTATGTAGTAGCAGGGAACGTATCTAAGGACCATGAGGTCTTAATATCTATGATACTTGTCTCAGTGATGATATCACAGCATCCGGATAACCACTCATTCTCTACCCTGTCCTCGTTCTTTTTGTAGTCCTCTAGCCTAACCAGGTTAAGTAGGTCAATACTATCCTGTTCCTGAGTTAATCCTTTGATTATATACTTGCTGTTCAGCTCACTCCTGTACTCAAAGAAATCCTCTTTAGCTTTCTGAATAATGTAGCTCTTAGCTGTTTGGCTCAATGCCTCCCCCTTAGTACGGGAGGAGGTCATTAGCTTACCTAGTGATGATGCTCTAAATTTCATAGCTGTGCCTCCTGTTCTTTAGTTAGGTTGTACATCTCTTTAATCTGCTCAGGAGTGAACTTACCTGCTTTCACAGCACCAAGTGCCTTATCCCATCTTTCACCATCTAATGTAGGCTTTGCCTTAGGAGCTTTGCTTGCAGTCTCACCATCATCATCCACTGCTTGCAGGGATAGTAAACTAACTAGCGTATATCTACGGAAGTAAGTAACTGCACTACCTAGCTTCTGTGCATCTGTAATGGGAGGCAATGTCATGAATGATTCAAATCTATCCCCATTCTCAATGTCAATGATGGTGGTATATACCTTATCATCCTTAATAGGCTGTATCAGTAACAGTCCACAGTCTAATAAGATAGGCTCTACCGTATCAATGATGCTGTTAATATCAGCGTATGAACGCTTAAAATGTGGGTTAGTGGCATTCTTAATAACCTTACCCATTGACTGCTTAGCACAGTGCAATTTTTGAAAGATGTTTAGTGCTGTTTTTGGCTCTTCAGCTTGAGCTGTTTTCCTTGTTGTCATAATTTTAAGGTGTTAATTTCTACAAATATACAAATTAATTGCACTTATTTACAAAATCATTAAAAAATTCCACAAAACTATCAAAGTCTTTTGCTATGTAATAGGTGCCTCCTGCCTTTTCAATGTTCTCCTGGTATCTCTTTTGAGCCTCAGACTGCCTATCCTTACCAATCTTGACCTCAATCTTAACTGACCGCCCCTTAATGGTAGCAGATATATCGGCACTCCCTGCTGTAGATGTGCCCTTGGTCCATGTGACCCCAATCACCTTGCCTGCTGTAGTCTTTTTTTCTCTTGCTGTACCCATTGTATTAATGCGTTCAGCCTGATATCCTTGGTAGTTAATAAAATCGCAGATTGCCTTAGTCAATCCGTTTGCTGTTGAGTCTTTGTACATGGTTTTTGGTATATAGTCTTGTGGGTAATTAGGATGAGTAATAGCATAGCGTTGAAGCTTGAGCTCATGGAGCATTTCCTTATATTCTTTTTTCATTAGAATAGTTTTTGTTGTGCCATGTGGTTATTTAATCTTTCCATAGCCTTGTCAAAGTATTCTTTATCAAGCTCGCACGCTGTAAGGTCAAATTTATAATCGTGGCACGCTATTGCTATACTTCCTGAGCCTAGATGGGTGTCAAGTATCTTGTCGCCTTGCTTTGCGTACTTGTGCAGTAGCCATTTATAAAGTGCTACGGGTTTTTGTGTGGGGTGTATTCTTTGAACATTTGCGTTTTGAGGTCTTTTGTAAAATGTTTTTGCTGATAAATTAAATGAAGTCCAAGCAAACTCACAACTTGAAAAACTAACATCTTCAGGCTGTTGTTTATCCCATATTAAAAAACACCTTGTAGGAGGTAAATAAAAATAATTACCACCCCAAATAATTTGATTTTGTGAAACACGAAATAATTGCTTAAAGTATGTATCATTTGGAATATCACTATCCCATTTTTTACCTTTACCCCCATAGTGTCCTAATCTTCCACTTGAATTTATATCTATCCCATAAGGAGGGTCAACTATTGCCAAGTCAAAATACTTATCAGGGTATCGAGCCATTAGCTCCATGTTATCTTCATTTGTTATCTGTATCATGATTAATCTTGTTTAGTTAGTTCAAAATATCTACCATGTTGGTCTTTGTTTTTAGTGAATTTATATCCTTTGTAAGTTGCATAGGCTTGCACCCATTTAAGGTACTTCCTGCTGTCAATATCTTTGAAGCCATTGGTATCAGCTTGAAATGACTCAATGCTGCTCTTATTGTAGTGTCTTACATCCAATGAGATATTCCCATCCATGACATAGTCATAAAACTCCTTGCAGGTGTTTTGAATGAACCTCTTAGCATTAGCATTGATGGATACACTCCTAACCAATCCATTCTGGAGGTACATTTGCAGGTTAGATAGCATGTAGTTATCAAATGCACTCCATTCATCTGTACTCCACTCATCAAACAATAGTTTACCATACTCATCCTGTGGGTTACGTTGGCTATTGAAGTACTGAAAGAACTCTATTTCATGCCTCCTACGGTCATGTGAGGTACCTGCTCCACTGATAACATAGTTGGTAGTGATAACTATCTTAGGTGAACGTTCAAATGGGATGTAGATCTCATCCTTATTCTTTCGGTTGACCGGTATACCCTCAGTGATTAGGGAGAACAGCTGTTCAAAGTCAAAGTGCTTTTTCACATCATCAAATGCTAGCACCTGAGTATCCATATTTACACGTTGGTACACAAAGTCATTCTTACTTGGGTTGTATGCCTTACCATCTATCTTGATTATTTTGCGGATATTGCCGATGGCTGTCAACATCAAGCTCTTACCACTACCTCCATTAGGGTTATCATCAATCTCTTGGTCATTAAAGATTATTGCTTTTTGGTCAGTCTTATCTTTGAACGTATGGATGAGGTAGCCAAGGGTTGACTCCATTGCTTTGATACGTTGCTCATCCTGGGCTGATACCTTATGTACAAAATCTTGGAAATTATTATCGTGAATCGCGATTCGGGTATAATTTCTTTTAATGATTTGTTCCCTCCAAATGTACCCATCAATATCAATGTAGCTCATGAGCTCCACCTTGTCCTTGGATACCTTGGCCACTCCGTTAAGGAATGGGATGTAAGATGAGTAGCGATCATCCTGCAGGATACGCATATCAATGGACTCTAGCATGTTAAGGTGTGACTCGGTGAACAGCTGAGCACTCTTAGCACAGTGATTGTAGATGTCAAGTTCACCCTTAGCTAGGCAGTACTTGAGTACAAAGTCCTTGATTAACTCCACTGAGCTCTCAGATACCTTGTTTTCCTCAATGTACACATAGGTAGGCTTGTTACTTCGTTCCGGATAGTACTTAGCAAAGCCATGTTTTTGCAGAAACTTAGCATAGTCATGCGGCACGATAGTAATTTTCTTGCCATCTGCTTGCCAGAACACATCATCTGAGTTCTGCACCTCCTCTTTTACTGACTCAATGATTGAGCTGCTAACTCCTAGCTGTTTTTGGATGTCCTCATCCTTAAGGCCCTCCTTTAGTTTTAGTTTGACCTTGTTAACGGTGTATGTATCCTCAAAGTACTTAGTGTTAAAATTGCTTGATTTATAGGCATTGATAACAGTATAGTTTATTTCACTCGCTGTAAAGTCCTCCTGTGCATATTGTAACAGGTAATTCTTAGCGGCATACTGATCAACCCCATACTCTGCCATGCAGCAGGCTACCTTAAAGGTCCAATTGTTCCTGCCCTGTTCAAAGACTCCATGGTTAAACTTCATGATTAGCTCAATAATTCTATCTTCATTAGCAATGGGGAGCACTGCTATCTTTTCAGCTTTGTGGTATCCCTTATCCTCGGTGATACCTTGGAACACCTCGCAGAACTCATTGAGGTAGGCCTCAGGGTCATAGCTTTCAAAGCATACCCTTGACACATTGCTGTTAGCTACGTCAAAATAATCACTTTGGATGTATTCCTTGTATGCTTCAAATCTCCGTTTGTGCTCAAACTTGTTGCTTTCAGGTGTACGGATAACTACCTTAAGTCCATTTCCTGAGGGTGAAGTGAACATCATGTACACATAGGGGCATTCCTTAAGCCTGTTCCGTTCAGCTTTCAATGTCTTAGCATCCGGATACTTATCAAAGTCTAGGACACACAATCCTGAGTGTTGGATTAGTCCATCATCCTTGCGTTCAGAGAATGTGCCGTTAAACATGATTGCCATGAGTTGCATCTTGCTGTCACTGTCTCCAGCACGCAGTTTCTTAATCTTACTAATTAGCTCGGGGTTACCTTGCTTAATTCTGTTGTACACTTCTATTGCCTCAAGTGTGAAAGGTGTTTCTTTGGAGTTAAACAAGCTCCTGAAAACTGATATTTTTGGGTTATACATGGTTGTAAATATAATTAATGACGATAAATTGACAATTTATGACGATAAAATAAAATCATCGTCATGGATATAAACCAATGCAGGCTTATGTTTCAGTGATTTCATGACGATATGACGATAAATTTTCCAAAGTACAAACTTTTTTAATGCTCTATTTTTTAAGGACCCTATATAAGAGAACTGTCACATCGTCATACGGTCATAAAAAAGAGGAGCCGAAGCCCCTCCTTAGTATTAACCCTTAAAAAATTATGATAGCTCAAATGTAGATACAATCTCATTCTTAGTCATTCTTTCTTGAAAACTTTTTAATAATTTAGTAGGGAAGTTACCTGTGATTGTGACCCTAGTTTCTTCGTCATCTATTGGCATAACATCGACATCAAAGATATTAATGTCTGCCCTCTTTGGTCTGATGAGTTCTGGAATGGGGTATATCATTTTAAGGTAGTTTTGGTCTTTTCTATGGTACCAATACTTGTGCTCCTGTATCCCATGCACCACCGTACTATGATCGCGGTTGAAGTACTGACCAATCATTGTAGTGGTCATATGCCTGTTCTCATACATATAGTTGTACAGGTAGTACCTCTTGCTTACTATCTCCTGCTTTCTGCTAGGAGTGTCTAGCTGATATGCCCTAATGATATCTACTATATCCTCATTCAGGACTTGGCTAAGTTTTAATAGTTCCTCATTCATATCTCTTGAATTTTATAGCCCCATCGCAGGTACTGCTCTAAGGTCTCAGGTTGTTCATTCTCTTTATAAGCAAAGTTGAGCTGCCATAAAAAGCCTTTCTCATCCATCCCCATGTAGCACCATGTGCCACCCTCTGGCTCTACTTTATCTTCAAGCCACATTCTATAGTACTTTGTGTATTTCATTTTTTCTCAATAAAGTATTTGTAATAAATATCTCGTTTTACAGTGTACTCTAGCTTTTCAAATAGCTTAAAGTATCGGTACACTGTTCTTTCACTTGTATCTAAGTACCTGGATATTGCCATCACTGTTCTCGGTTTTTCCTGCAGCATAGCTAATAGCCTTAGTACCCTATATATTTTGTGTTGGTTCATTAGTCTAATCTTTTAGGGTCATTAACTCCTTTGAATAGGTTGCTTGTAGTAGCTATCATGCCGGTAGCTTTCATAAAGTCAACCTCAGCCTTAGCACTGTTTATCACTGAGTTAGACAGGTTAGAAATTGCCTGAGCCTTTTCTACTTCAGTAGATAGTTGTTCAGGTGTTAGCTCATCATCATTTAATCTCTCTAGAGCTGCAAAGA